GCTCTGACAAGGTATGGGATGGTACGCAATTTACAGGCGCCTTTCCGATCTACCACAAGGGCGAGGGCACGGTTCATGATCCCAACCTGGTAAAGGGCTGGGACAGCATTTTCCTGCGTAATTCATTAAAGCTTGCCAAAAAATACAACCGTGACTGGTATCGCTGGCGCTTATCAAATTACTGGGAGCGCGCAGTCTTCTTGAAAGGCGATCCAGTCTTCCCGAGAGAGTCAACTCGGTATCAGTGGGCTGCAAGCCATGCAGGCCGCAACATTTTAGAGATTGGTTGCTCGAGTGGTTACGGCTCTCAGTTCATGCCTGACAAGCCCTACATTGGCCTTGATTACGATCCAATCATTGTGGATGTGGCCAACGAGCAGCAATGGACGCCTCACTGCCAGTTCCATCATGCTGACATCAATACTTACCCCTTTGATCAGTACGACACGATCATTGCTTTTGAGGTTATTGAGCACTTAGACAATGGCCTTGAAATCCTGCAAAAGCTAAAGCAGCATTGCAGGACCCTGCTGTTTACGGTGCCGATGAATGAGCCACCAGGCTTTTGGGGTCCGCATCACAAATTGCATGGTCTGAATGAATCGCACTTCCCTGGCTTTCATTTTGAGTACATCGATGAGGAAGGCGCCATCTCAACAGCGCCTAAAGCCATTGACGATAAGAATCGATTAAACCTGCTGATCGGGCGCTGGCATGCCTAGCATCTTGTGCTCTATTTCAACGCGGGGTCGATCACAAACAACCCTGCCGATGGCACTGCAAGCCGTTATGAATCAGACGCGCAAGCCTGACAAGGTTGTGATCTTTGATGACAATGATCAGCACCAGGACCTGCGGCACGATCCAATCTATGCCAACTTGTACTGGATGATGGACGCCAAGCAGATTGCTTGGGAGTGGGTTTGGGCTGCCAAGAAAGGTCAGCATTACAACCATCAAATGGCTAATTGGATGGGCTACGACTGGGTCTGGCGCGTTGATGATGATGCCATCCCTGAGCCAAATGTGCTTGAGCATTTGCTCGCTCATGTCACCCCTGATGTGGGCGGTGTTGGCGGCTCGGTACTTATGCCACCCAATTACTTTGAAGGCAAGAAGGCAACGGGCAAGATTGATAGCATCCACGATGAAATCAATCCGCAATGGCAGCGCATCAATGAAGTGCGAGAGGTCGATCATTTGCACTGCAGCTTTCTGTACCGCGCAGGCACTTATGACTACAACCTGGGTCTATCTCGCGTAGCGCATCGTGAAGAGACGCTTTTTACCTGGGGCTTAAAGCAAAGGGGCTACAAGCTTCTTATCGTGCCGCATGCAGTTACCTGGCACCTAAAAGCGCCAAGTGGCGGTATCCGCATGGAAACCAGCCAGGCCATGTATGAGCATGACGAGCAGATCTTCCGCAATACGCTGTCATTCAAGGATCAAACCATTGTGGTGCTTGATGGCGGCATGGGCGATCACATCGTGTTCTCGCATGTGCTACCAGAAATTAACAACCCAGTTGTTTTTGGCTGCTACCCTGACATCGTGCCTTGCAGGTCAATTGCTGAGGCCAAGAGCCTTTTTGGCGACATTGATATGTTTAACATTTACGCCAAGATGGATCGTTGGAAGTGGCAGTCAAGCCTTGAGAGCGCTTACAGGAAGCTTTACTTATGGTCCTAATTGCGCCTTATGCCAAGCAGCTAATGAATGGCAAGGAAAATCCAAAAAACTATCCATTTTGGCCCGAACTTATTGCCATGATTGATCAGCCGATTGTGCAAGTCGGCGTCGAAGGTGAAAGACCATTGGTTGCGGACTTCCGAAAAAACCTGCCAGTCGCAGAAGTGAGACAATTGATCCGTGACTGTGATACCTGGATTTCGTGCGATTCATTCCTGCAGCACTTAGGATGGGATGAGGGCAAGCAGGGCATCGTGCTGTGGTCCGTGTCTGACCCGCTAATTTTTGGCCATCCGCAGAATGTTAACTTGCTCAAGGATCGATCCTGCCTAGCCAAGAATCAGTTTTTGTGGTGGGATTACGTTGCGCATGATCCCAGCAAATTTGTCGCGCCAGAGGTGGTTTTAAGGGCCTTGCAAAGCCTTTTGCGCATTGAAAAGACGGAGATGTCTGATGCCTGCAACTAACTTCACGCCGATTCAACTGTATCGGTCTTCCACGGGCGCGGCGCAGCCGACTGCTGGCAATCTGCAAGCAGGCGAACTTGCCATCAACTTTGCTGATGGCCGCTTGTTCTATAAGGACAATGCAGGCACACCTGCTGTGCAAATCATTGGCACACGATTTGGTGCCAACAAAACGATTGGCGAAACAATTGCTGCAGGACTAAGTGCTTCAACGGGTATCACAGGCTCAGGCGCCTTGGTATTTGCTACATCACCAACTTTTGTCACGCCTACGCTTGGCGTTGCCTCGGCAACAAGTGTAAATAAAGTGGCTATCACGGCGCCTGCAACATCAGCCACTTTAACGCTGGCAGATGGCTCAACGCTAGCAACTTCAGGCGCTAATTCACTAACATTCACAACAACGGGGGCGACTAACTTAACGCTTCCGACCGCATTTGGCACCGGCGTTACTACAGCGCTTGGGCAAAATGTAACGGGATCTGGCGGCATTGTGCTTGCCACATCACCGACGCTGGTAACACCAACGCTAGGCGTGGCCGCGGCAACCAGTATCAACAAAGTAGCCATCACAGCCCCTGCCACAGGCTCAACGCTCACGATTGCAGATGGCAAAACACTCACGGCGTCTAATTCACTTACGCTTGCAGGCACTGACAGCACCACGATGACCTTCCCGCCCGCCTCGGCAAGTGTGGGTTATTTGAATGCGCCCATCAACGAACAGTCAGCCGATTACACAACGGTCGCAGCAGACTCAGGCAAGACAATATTTCACCCATCAACCGATGCCAATGCCAGGACATTTACGATTGCAGCAAACGGTTCAGTAGCGTATGCGGTGGGCACCATCATCGCATTTGTGAATATGTCAGCAAACAATTTGAGCATAGCTATCAATACCGACACGCTTTATTTGGCAAATACTGGTTTGACAGGTACGCGCACACTTGGCCAGTATGGCGTGGCTACGGCGCTTAAATTAACCAGCACCACTTGGCTTATTACAGGAGCCAACTTGACTTAATCATGGAATCAATCGAAACACGACATGCCGTGCTAGAGGCCAGAATGAGTGCTCACGAGAAAGAATGCGCCAATCGGTACGAAGCCATAACGGCACAGCTTGATAAAGGCGACAAGCGCATGACCAAAATTGAGTATTGGATTTGGGCTGTGTTTGCTGCTGTGTTACTTGGCCCAGGTGCCGCGGCTGAGTTCGTTAAGAAGCTGCTGGGGATATGATGGATGACAAAACCCATGAGCTAGCAGTCCTGAAGGCGCAAGCCAAGATCAGGCTTGAGGAGCTAAAAGCTCAAGACTCTGCCAAAGAAGTAGCTGGTAAAGCGATTGGCGAAGATGGACTGCTTTACATTTTCTTGATTGTGCTCGTAGGCGTTGGTGCGTCCTTATTCCTAGAAGGCGAAAAAATTGCTGCTGTTATGGGTCTTTTGGGTGCTTCACTTACTGCACTTATTCAAATGCTGAATGGCATTGCAGGCACTGCGCCAAAGCAGGAAAAGCCTGAGTTTGAAGTCATCAAGGATCTGATCACTCGGTTGGACAAGCTTGATCGTGCCGAGCCACCCATGCAAGTGGATGTTGAAGGCTCCAAAGTCACAGTCAAGAAGGGTGCCGACATCGTAACGGCTAAGGGTAATCATGTTTGAGTTGCTTGGCGGCGGTCTTTTAGGGTCAATCTTCGGTGGCTTGTTTAGGCTTGCACCTGAAGTCCTGAAGTTCCTGGATAAGAAGAACGAGCGCCAGCACGAGCTATCCATGTTCCAACTCCAGACCGACCTCGAAAAAATGAGGGGCGAGTTCAAGATGGAGGAAAAGTATGTTGACTACAGCATTCAACAAATGGACACGATCAAGGAGGCGTTTAAGGAGCAGGCTCAGACTGCAAAGGAGGCAGGTTGGTTGGCTTCTTTTATCACTGCTATCACCCGTCCTGGCCTCACTTGGATTGCTTTTGGGGTTTATGTTGCTGTTAAAGCTGCTGGCTTAACGATTGCTTTCCAGACCAACGCGAACTGGGCCGAGGTCTTAACCAAGTCCTATGACGAGGATGATTTCGCCATGCTGAACATGATGCTTACGTTCTGGTTTGTAGGACGATCGATTGAGAAGTACAACAAAGGTGGGTAGTCGTGGAAGCCTTGATCGATTCTCTCGCAAGGGTTTGGTTCTTGGGGGTTGCGCTTGTTGGCGTGGCCGTTTATGCCGTGACCATTAAGACTCGGCTTGATTACCTCGAGAAGGACCACGACAGGCAAATCCATGCGCTTTGGGAGCATGTCAACCGATTGATCAAAGAGAAGTCCAGTGAATGAGGCTAAGAAGCTTTGCAAGGATGTGCTGATCAAGCCCTTTGAAGGGCTGGCAAAGCGCTTGCCTGACGGGCGTGTAACAGCCTATCCCGACCCTGGTACTCGTGGCCATCCTTGGACTATAGGGTGGGGTGCTACAGGTCCGGAAATCAACCCTGGGACTATCTGGACGCTAGAGCAGTGCGAGGACGCCCTGGACCATCACGTCGAGTATTTCGTGCGTGGTTTGCTCAAGATGTCGCCCAGCCTGTCAAAAGCGATCCCAAGGCGTATGGCAGCGGTTACAAGCTGGGCTTACAACTGCGGCCTTGGTAACTACAGGGTGAGCACTTTCAAAAAGCGCATCGATGCTGGTAACTGGGACGGTGCCGCGGATGAGTGCTTGAAATGGAATAAAGCCGCTGGCAGGGTTTTGCCAGGACTAACCCGTAGGAGGGCGGCTGAGGCCGCGTTAATGCGATGAGTTCAGCAACCAAGTCAGATCCGGCCAAGTGGAAGCGCATCGTTGCATCCGTAAAAGCTTCCGGCAAAGGGGGCAACCCAGGCCAGTGGAGCGCCCGTAAAGCGCAGTTAGCCACCCAGAAATACAAGCAGTCAGGCGGGGGTTACAAAGGGCCTAAAAAAGCGGATAATTCGCTCTCAAAGTGGACCAAAGAGGACTGGGGTACGCGCAGTGGCAAACCCAGCACTCAAGGACCCAAGGCAACCGGCGAGCGTTACTTGCCCAAGGCAGCACGAGAGAAGCTCACACCTTCTGAATACGCGGCAACAACTCGAGCCAAGCGTGAAGGCATGAGGCAAGGCAAGCAATTCGTGCCCCAGCCCGAATCGATCAAGAAGAAGGTGTGGTGATGCCAGCATATGCAATGACCTATGACAACCTGGTACTGGACGTACAGCAGTACCTGGAGCGCACCGACGCAGCCACAGTCGATCGTATCCCCACCTTCATTGGTTTGGCCGAGCAAGTCATTGCCAGCCAGATCAAATTCCTTGGCAACTTGACGGTCCAAACCGCGCAAATGAATGTGGCCAATCCGGTCATTGACAAGCCTGCCCGGTGGCACAAAACAGTCTCCATGAACATCACGGTAGCAGGCAAGCGCTATCCGGTCCTGCTGCGAAAGTACGAGTACCTTCGTGAATACTGGCCTGATCCCACGCAGACTGACATCCCCAAGTTCTATTGTGATTACGATTACACGCACTGGTTTGTGGCTCCAACGCCGGCTATTGCGTATAACTTTGAGGTGCTTTACTACGAGAGGGTTCAACCCTTAAGCACTGAAAACCAAACCAACTGGTTTACGGTTTACGCGCCTCAAGCCCTGCTTTATGGGACCCTGCTGCAGGCTATGCCATTCCTTAAAAACGATGAGCGCAC